GTCCAGGCGTGCGCCATCAACGTCTCGCGCCGCGCCGTCTCGTAGAACGCGCGCAGCGCCTTGCCTTCCAGTGTGGTGTCGGTCGTCAGGTTCGTGATGACGACCGCACTGCCCCCGAGGTGGGCGAGGGCAAGATTAGCGATTGCGGCAGAACTAGTGGCCACAAGCCCTCCGTTGACGTATCATTGCAAGGAGTCCATTAACGGGAGCGTTCGATGGCGAGAAGAAAACAGTTGGTTCCAAAAGGTTCGAAGCCCACAGACCGTATCCTTGCGTGGTGTACCGTGACGGATGACGGATGCTGGGTCTGGCAGGGGTGCACTCGCGACCGTAAATGGCGGTACGGCCGGATCATGCACAAGAAGCGTTCGTGGTTCACTCACATCCTGATGTTTACAGAGACATACGGCCCCGTACCCAACGGCCTCGTACTTGACCATCTCTGCCGCAACACACTGTGCTGCAATCCAACGCACCTACAGGCGGTAACTCAGTTCGAAAACGTCATGCGCGGAAACGGGCTGTGCGCGATCAATGCTGCGAAGACATCTTGCAAGAGCGGTCACGAGTTTACGCCGCAGAACACCTACACCTACATCCGCAACGGACGACAGATGCGAGGGTGCAGAATCTGCCGAAACCTCGCATCTGCCAAGTACCACCGCTCTGCTAACCGATGATGCGATCGCTGGCCCGCCCGCTGCCCACGCCCGCTTCCTTCGGCATCGTCGTCGTCGCGTTCGTCTCGACCATCGCGGGGGTGAGTCCGCGGCGGCTGGTGTCCCGCTTCTTCTTCGTCGCCTGCGTCTGCTGCGCCTTCTTCCACTCCTCGACCCCTTCGTTCGGGTCGCCGGACACCATCTCGACCCAGCCCGAGACGATGATGCCGTCGTCGTTGCGGACCACCAGCGGGAGCGGACCGGGGCGCTTCCACTCGAACTCCTCCCCGTTCACGTACCGCTTGCGGCCATCGTACCCGACGTACTTCGCCTCGCCGTCCGAGACGGCCCTGACCATGCGCGCCATGTGATCCCCTGTGGCGGTTGTCCCACTGAGCCAGCGGACCGGGGAATCCGGCCCGCTGCTCAGTCGGTCCTACGCGGCGACTAGTAGGTCACCGCATCCGGGTACTTCGCGTCCGAGAACTCGATGTGGCTCATCGGCACGAGGTCGATCGTGCAGCTGATGGCGCCGGACGACGCCAGCACCACGTAGCCGGCGACGTGGGTGGCCGTCGCCGGGACGAGCCCCGGCGCGATCGGCACCACGACCTTCTTACCCGCCTGCAGCACGTCGTTGCGGTTGGCGATCAGGCTCGAGCCCACCGTGTAGACGGGGCTGGTCGCGATGATGGCCGCGCCGGTCGTGCCGTCGGCGTTGGTCGCCGTCTGCACGCGGAACGTGTACGCCTCGGTCCCGGCGATGCCCGCGGCCGTGGTGACCGTGAACACCATCGCCATCGGCGTGGTGGCGAAGATGTCGGCGCCCGTGGCCGGGAGCGGGAGCGAGTCCGTGGACACCGCGCCGCTCGAGGTGAACGCCTGCGCCGACGCGAGTCGGTTCAGCTTGTCGAGGATCATGAGAATGCCTCCTGTGGGCCGCCCGTCTTAGACGGGGGCTTCGGTGTTGAGGATGGAGTCGCTGATGTAGATCGGGATGCCGCGGAACGACAGCACGTCCTCGCCGTCGATGTTCTGCATCGTGACGCCGCCGCCGGCGGTCAGCTTCTGCTGGCGCTGGTGGTCGAGGAACTCGGCCACGGTCGGGTTGACGACGATCATCGTCTTGCCCGTGCCGAGCGAGCGCCGGAGCCGGTGGTACGCCTTCGTCATCCAGAAGATGAGGTCGGCGTCCCCCGACTGCGCCTTGAGCGCGGACACGTCGATGGAGCCGATGCGGACCGCGCGGCGCCAGTCACGCAGCGCCACGCCGGCGCCCATGCCGAACTTCTCGACGAAGCAGTCGAGCAGCGCGCCAGTGGTGCCGCCGAAGTTCTGGATGGTCATCACGCCCTTGTCCTCGCGCGTGACGCCGGCCGGCGTGCCCTTCGGGTAGGTGCAGAAGAGGTCCGAGCCGAAGTTCAGGAACCAGACCGACGTGTTGTCCGACCCGTCCGTGCCGCCCGCGTCCAGCACGTTGTCGCCGTTGCCGGCGGTCGTGTCGGAGTAGTGCGCCGCGAGGCCCACGAACTCGGACGGCGTCGAGGCCGAGCCGTAGAAGAACGTGGACTCGAACTCCTGCGCCATCGACTCGAGGTGCGCCACGGCCTCGGAGAGCCGGAACTCGCCCGGATCGTTCGAGATGTCCACGAGCGTGCGGTCGATCTGCGACCACGACTCCATGAGCGCGGTCTTGAACTCGACCTGCGCGGTCGAGCCCTTGGTGGGCACGACGCCCTGGTTGATGAGGCGCCACGAGACGGCCGGCAGTCCGGTGCGGACCGTGGTCTTCTCGCCCGTCGCCATGTTGCCTTCCTTGAACAGCCCGTACCGCAGGATGGGCGTCATCTTGCTCAGAAGCTCGATCGGCTTCTGGATCTTCATGTCCGGCCCCTGACGGCTCGCGAGGTCCGCGAGGGTCACGAAGCTAGTGCCGAGTGCGGCCATAGTGTCCTCTTAGGTGAGTGGTGCGTGAATGCGTGTGAGTCAGTCCGGCTTCTTGTACATCTCGGGGTACATCGCCTGCGCGTCGGTCAACGCCGGGGCCTTGGGTGGTGCCCCGTCCGACTGCACCAGCGGCCGCTCGCCGATCGCCGCGGCGACCCGATTGAGCAGCAGCAGGACTTCCGGCCGCGACCCCTCGCCCGACTTCTCGAGCACGGGGAGCAGTTCCGGGGCGAACTTGTTGAGCACCAACTGCGCGCGGAGCGTGGCCTCGGTCAGCTTGCGCGGGTCGCCGGCCCCGATCTCGGGGTGCGCCAGCGCCGCCGCCGCGAGCTCGGCCGTGCGCGCCTTGTAGAGCTCCCCTCCGGGGGCTTCCGCCACCTTGAGGAGGTCGATCGTCGCCTGCGTCTCCGCGTGATGGGCCGCGAGGACCGCCTGGGCCGCGTCCTGCGAGAGGCCGTTCGCCTTGGCGAAGGCGGCGACTCGCTCCGTGACCTTGGGGTCGAGCAGCGTCTGATCCGGCAGCGCGAGCGTGTACGTCTCGGGGACGACAGGCGCGGCGGGCGGAACCACGGCGGGCGTGGCGGGGACATCGCCTGCGGCGGCCGAAACGGCGGCGACAGGTGGGACGGCGGCGGCGGGCGTTCCCTCGGGTGTGCCGGCGGCAGGCGTCTCGGGTGCTGCGACTGCGGTCATTCCTTCTCCTGGGTCAGGGTGGCGCGCATCATCTCGATGACGGCCTCTGGGGTGGCGTCCTGCAGTTCGTTCCACATCTCGAGCCCGACCTCGGCCCGTCCGTGCAACACGTAGCCTTCCGCGTTCAGGACGCGCGGGCGCTTGAACACGCCCGTGCGCCCCATCCAGCGCCACACGTACCGGCGGAACTGCGGCATCCGCATGAGGTCGCGCAGGTCCGTGTCGCGCTGATCGGCTTCCTTGGCGAGACGCGCCTCGGTCGCCTTGATGCTCTCCGGCTGGCTCGCGTTCCGGGGCGGTCGCCCACCCCGGCGCACGGGCTCCACCTTATCCTGCTCCTGCCCCTCGTCGGTCACTTAGACGACGCGGCCGAACAGGGTGATGACGAACCGGCCCGCCGTGTACGCCGCCGCGGTCGCCCCGACCGAGACGAGGTACAGGTAGTCGCCGGAGTCGATGCTGTCCGCGATGACGTGACCGGTCGTGCCCAGCGAGGAGGTGCCGGCGTTGGTCGCCTGCGTGTCCCCGCTCAGGCCGGTGATCGCGCCATCATAGGCGCCCGTGGCGTCCGGCGCGGCGTAGAGGTCGATGTCCGCGTCCCCGCCTGCCGGGGCCTCGGTGCACACCATCGTGCCGCCCATGATGCGGCCGTTGACGGCGTCGGTGATCTGCCCGAAGTGCGAGACGCCCGCCGTGCCGATGATGTCGCCGGCCGCAGCCGCCGACAGGCCGGTCAGGTCGATGACGTAGCGGGTGGTGATGATGTCGCCCTCGCGCACGACCGAGCGCGCGTAGATGGTGCCAGATCCGGCGCTGATGCCGGCCCCGACCGCCATGCTCGTCGGCACTTCCTCGACCGGGCGGCCGAGACTATCGCGCTGGTTGCCGAGCTTCCGTGGCGTCGGCCGACTGCCTGCTGCTGAACCCATGTGCCGCTCCTGTCTGTGCGCGTCAGCGCGGTGGTATCGGACTGCCTCACGAGGAGCGGGGGCCGAAGTGCCCCCGCGTCCGGTCCTGCCTGCCTTACGGCGCCGTCACGTCCCCACGCCAGACGTAGGTGAGCGTCACGGTGCCAGAGATGTTGATCGAAGTGGTCGCGCCGTCGTCGATGTCAGCGGCGTCGATTAGTCCGGTCAGCACGACCGGCATGGCCGTGGCCGTGCCGTCGTAGGCCAGCGGGGCCTCGGGTGCGAGGTTCACCGACCCGGCGTAGCTCGATCCGGTGATGTCGGCCGCGGTCGCCAGGTTGTCGTCCGTCGCGTCGGTGCCGAGCGCGTCGGCGTTGGCCGGCGCCAGCGTCCCGATGCCCATCTGCCCCTCGGGGGTGGCGTCGGTGAAGTCGCCCTGCTCGCTGACGGGGATGGCCCATGTCAGCGCCGCCACGCACCCGAGCGCGTAGATGTAGCCCTCGGGCATCGTGTAGAGCGTCACGCCGCCCACGCCGTTGCCGGTCGTGACCGAGACGATCGGGAGCGCCACGTTGGTCAGGGTCAGCACCGTCTGCCGGAGCCCGCCCACGCCGTACTCGACGGCCGTCACGCCGGTCCCGGCCGTGCCGAGCCCGGACGACGGAACCGTGCGGCCCGTGTGGACGCCGGTCGAATCGCCCGTCAGGTTGCCGATCACGTCGCCCACGACATCGGCCTCGACACCGGCGTCCGTGATGGCGAACACCCGCTCGCCCGCCGCGTTGTAGACCGCACTGCCGCCGATGACGTTGTTCGCCACGTCGGCCAGCGTGTAGGCGATGGAGTCGTTGCCGACAATCGTCAGGCAGACAAGGCGGAAGTGCCGCAGCCGGTCGGTGTCGTTGTTGACGACCGTGCCCGCCGTGTCGGCCGTGTACGTGGCGACCCGCGCGTAGACGGTGCCCAGGCGCTCCTCGAGCGCGACCGAGAAGTCCCCCGAACCCGTGCGGGTCAGGATGACGTTGAGCGATTCGCGCGCACCGACCGCCAGGTCCAGCGAGGTCGCTTGTGCAGCGGTGAAGGTGCCAGTCCGTGAGGCCATGATGTGCTCCTAGAGGCCCACGTACTCAGCCACGTCGAACGTGACCGAGCCCGCGGAGGCGACGGTGAGGGTGTAGCGCGCCCACCGCTCGCCCGAGAGCGTCAGGGTCGCGGTCTGCTGCGTGTTGTCGGAGAGCGCGCCGTCACCGGAGCCGGTCGTGATGGCGACCGCGCTGGCGATCGTGTCGGCGCGCGGGTCGGTGTCGACGCTCAGGCCGTCCGGCCCTGCGCTCGAGAGCGTGGCGGTGGTCAGCTGCGGGAGCACCAGCACCTTGAGCGCCGAGGCCAGTCCCGCCGTGTCGATGAGGCAGGTGTACGCGCCATTGACCGTGAGCGTCTGCTCGAGGAGCGGCTTGCCGACGACGCTGCTGGCGCCGGCCGGGGCTTCCGCGACGATGAGCAGGCGATTCGCACCGAGCACGGCCTGCTCGTGCCGCTGCATATCGGTCAGGATGATCTTCGGGTCGCTGGTAGACATGGCAGGGTCCAGGGAGAAGGGTCGGTTAGCTCGGACGGCCGGACGTGCGCGAGACGGCCGCGCCCGCGGTCGCCGTGAACTTGTTGAACGCGCCGTTGGTGGTGACCGGCAGGTCGGTCGTGTACGTGATGGTCGCCACGCCGGAGCCGTTGGTGGTGCCGCTCGTGGCGCTCAGGATGACGCCGTTGTAGACCGTGAGCGCCACCGCATTGGTCGCGGTCGTGCCGTTCGAGTCGGTGACGTTGCACCGATAGTCGTAGCCGTTCTGGTCCTTGTTCGTCGGCGTGACCACGAGCGAGGTACTGGTCGCTCCGCTATAGATGCCGCCGTTCGAGATGTTGTCGAACCCGCCGCCGTCATCGACTTGCCACTGATACGAGAGCGCACCGCCGGACGTGGTTGCCGCGACCGTGAACGTGGCGCTCGTGCGCGCGTCGTTGTTGAGCACGACGGTCTGCGCGGTCGGCTGCGTGTTGATGGTCGGGCCGCCACCGGCCGCGAGACCGATTTCCACGCCGATGGCGACCCACGCATGCGTGCCCGAGAGCGTGGCCGACGGCGTCGTCTCCTCGGCGTTGTAGAACCCCGCCCGCAGGATGACCTCGCCCGCGCTCCGTTGCGTGTAGTCCGTGAGCGGCGAGTCGCAGTCGATGTTGACGGCGACGTTGCTGTTCCCGACCGCAAGCAGCGTGTAGTTGGACGGGTTGGCGAACGCCGCGAGCGTCACCGTGGCGGTCGTGCCACTGGTCGCGTTCGCGCCGACATCCTGCACGGCCGCGTCCAAGCCGTCCCCGTCCAAGATGGTCCACGCGATGCCGTCCTGATTCTCACCACTGAAGTCGATCGACAGCGCTCCCGTGGACGGCGAGGCGTTCACGCCGCGAAAGACCGAGAGGCGGCAGGTACCGAACGGGAACTCGGTCACCGTCTCGTCATCCAAGAGCGTCCACGTCAGGCCCGCGCCGGAGAGGCCCGGCGCGGCGGGCGCGGTGCCGCCGTTCCGACTGCTCAGGATGCAGGCGAACACGGGCCGATTGGCCGTGGGACTGATACTGGCCGTGGTGGCACTCGTGCCGGATGCGGCAGCGCCGCCGGTCAGTTCGACGAGGTCAGCCACGGTACCGCTCCTGCAAGATGGTGTCCGCCATCGCGCGCACGTCCGCGCACGGCGTGTCGGGGAATCGCGCCGTCAGGTCCACACAGGAGGCAAGGATGACGGCTTGGAGCTCGCGCTTGGTCAGCGGCGTCAGGGTGTCACGGAGCGCGGTCGGCATTAGATGGGGCCCACCCAATCGCCCGTGGTGAACTTAAGGCCGGCAAGGTAGAGGAGCGCGCCGTTGTCCGGAGCGCCGCCCGGCCCCTCGTAGCCCACCGCGAACTCGCGCGCATTCGCCGTGCTCACCGTGCCGAACACGTTGCCCGCGCCGTAGTAGTCGGTCAGCGATTGGGTCGCCGGCGAAGCGTTCACCGGGTAGTAGGTGTCCGCGTCATAGAGCAGCGTCCCAGCCGCGTTGTAGAGGCGCGGATAGATGCGGTAGTCGTTCGCGTTGACGTACTCGATGTGCCACTCGTAGCGGTACCACGTATCGAGCGCGACCTCCTGATCGCCCGCGCCGCCCTCGATGCCGGGATACCATGCATAGTACGGGTAGCCGAGCGGCACGTTGTCGCCGTCGCGCGCGGGGGCGGGACCGAACCGCGCCCCGTTGCTGTCGGCCTCGATCTTGAACGGGACAATCTCGATGGTCCCGGTCACCTTGTAGCTGACGCCGTGGTTCATCGTGAAGTTGGCACCGACGCGGAAGTAGACGCGCCCGTAGTGGCTCGTGCTCGCGGGAATCGGGGAAACGGCGGCCGTCCATCCCGCGTTGCCGCAGTTCGAGGACCCGCGCTGCGTGATGCGGAGGATGTTCGTCGTCGGGCTGCCCGCGACGCCGGAACCCAAGACGACCTCCATGACGTTGGCGCGCGTGGCGCCACAGTAGAAGTCGTTGAACTCGTTCGCGTTGTCGCCGTCGCCCACGGCCGCGTCCGAGGTGCCCGTCGCGGTCGCCCATTCGATGTTGGCAAGCGTTGAGGAGCCCGAGCCCGTCACCGTGACCACGGCCGTATCTGTGATGGCCAGCCCACCCGCTGTCGCACTGACCGTCTTGGCCGCCGCCATCGTGGAGACGAGCGAGCCGGTGTGCGCGCCGCTCACGTTGGTCGCGGCGGCGGGTTGCGTCACCGTGTTGCCCGTGCCGGTTGCGGCGAGCACGTTCGACGCCCCCGCCCATCCCACGACCGCGTGGCCGTCGGTGTCGGTCAGCGTGACGGTGATGGTGGACGATTCCACGCCGTCGTCCGCGATGGTGCTCGGTGCGGCGACCACGATGGACGCCGCCGCATCAATCAGCGCGGTCGTGTCCACGGCAAAGGTCACCGACACCCCGACCAGCGCAGTGCCGCCGGCATCGCGCGCCGTGTAGGTCAGCGTCCGCGGCGTCTCGTCGGCCGCACCCGCGAACGAACTGTTGGTGAGCGTGGACGTGGACGCCGACACGGTGGCGCCCCCGCCGCCCAGCAGGAGCTTCCGACGCCGATGCGCCGTGGACGTGAGCGCGCGCCACATCAGGCGATCCCGCCCGTGGCCTGCGCGGGCAGGCTGTTGGCGCTGGCCGCCAGCAGGTCCGTCAGCGCGTTCTTGCCGCTCGTGTCCGAGCCGGCCAGCTTGTTGGCCGCGTCCGCTTCCAGCTTCGCCTGTTCGGCCCGCTGCATCGCCTGCTGCGCCTCGGCCTGCGCGGCTTCGATTTCCGCGACCGCTTCGTCCGACCGCACCAGCCGCGGGGGCAGGCCGGACCGCAGGCCCACCTCGTCCACCATCTGTTGCAGGTCCACCTTGAGCGCCATCGACGGGTCGCCCGTGGCCTTCACCATGTCGGCCAGCCAGTAGCCGAACCGCTCGATGTTGCCCAAGCCCACGGCCTCCTGCGCCTGCGCCATGATGCTCGTGTACTTCACCTTGAGCGGGAGCCCCGCCAACTCCTCGGGCGCGGGCGGGATGAGGCCGCGGCGCGTCATGATGGCGAACACGCGGTCCACCATGCGCGAGAACTCCGCGTTGGCGGACTCGAGCACGGTGCCGAGCACCAGATACTTCTCCTGACTCCCTTCCTCAATCTCGCGCGCCGTGCGGTCGCCCTTGCCCGCCAGCGACAGCACGAAGGTCATCAGGTTGACGTAGAACGCGTCGTCGATGCGCTGCCGCATGTCCACCTGCTTCTCGGTCACGGCGCGGAGCGCGGCGAGCTCGACTTGGTGGATGGCGCGCAACTGCTTGTCGCGATCGTCGTCCGTGGTCAGGTCGCCGGGCAGCAGGCTGACACGCTTGTTCTGGAGCGAGGAAGGCCCGACCAGCGGCGGGTCCACGGCCTTGTCCAAGAGCTTCAACGACTTGGACTCGACCAGTTGCAGCGACTTGGCGGTACCGAGCACCTGCATGGCGGGGCAGTCGATGCCCCACGCCTCGCCCGGCACCCGGCGCCAGCGGAACACCATCACCGGCCACTCGTCGTAGCCGTCCTTCCGCAAGAACTCCTGCGCCCGGTCCTGCGGGCGCTGGCCGTATTCCCAATAGTACGACGCGAACGGCTTGGCCTCGGTCGCCTCCCGCACGCCGTCGAACTCCTGATTGGGCGTGATGAGGTGGCAGACCTCCACCTTCTCCTCCAGCGTCCCGCGCCGCACACAGTCGCGAACATGCTGGCTGAACTTCTCCATCCGGTAGCCCTTCGGCCCACGCTCCCCGAACTGTTCGAGCAACTGGCGGACGGTCAGTTGGAAGCGCCGCGAGAACGCGGCCACCTCGCCCCTGGCATCATCGCCGATGGCGTAGGACCCGATGGCGAACGGGACGCACCGGATGATGTCGCGTTCGTCCTCCTCGATGAGGTAGGCGGCCGTGGCGTAGGTGATCCAGTCCTCGTTGGCGCCCGCCTGCACATGGTAGAAGTTGGACCGGCCGAGCACCGTGAACAGCCGATTGTTCACCGTGTACAGCCATTCCTTCACGGCCGGCCGTTCCGCCATCTCGGGGTCAGCCACGCCCAACTGCATCCACTCGCGGGACGGGTTGGTCACGCCCCAATGCAGGCCTGACGCCAGCGTGCGGCGCGCGAACACGGCACGCTCGTCCACGATGTGCCGGTTCAGCATGTTGCCGCGGTTCTCGGACTGCACGTCGATGCGCTGCGCGCGGGGCGAGAAGAACCGGGACACGTCGCGCCACCACGGGACCATCGTGGACCGGGCGCGCTCCAAGTCATCGAACAGTTGCCACGCCATCTCCAACTCGGTGCGCGGCGGCACGCCCTGCGTGTAGTCGTAGGCGGGCGCGGTCACGACACCACCTCAGGCATGTTGGGCAACTCCGGCAACTCGCGCAGGTACTGGCGTTCGGCCAGCGCGTAGCCGCGGCGCGTCAGGCAGCGGTCCGACACGGGCGAGCCCGCTTCCAAGGTCATGTTGACCAAGTGGGCCCCAGTGCTGGCGGCCCACGCGTCGAACGTGTCAAGGAGCATGAGGCCGGCCCGCGTCCCGCGCTTGGGCGGGACGACCCACCACGCGAGCTCGGTCGCGATGGTCAGGTCGGGGTTCAGCGCGTGGGGCTGGCAGACGCCGGCGATGAGCCCGACGGGCTGGCCGTCCTCCTCCGCGATCGCGACGAACTGCTCTCGGATCAGCGTGCCCACCAGCGCCTCGGCGTGAACGTCGGACGGCCAGATGGAGCGGCGGGTCGGATACTCGGTCGCAAATGCCCGTAGCTGCTCACACAGCCACGCGGCATCACCGGGCTCCGCAGCGCGCACCACCATGATGCGCGGTAATGTATTGCAGATTGCGTCAGTGCGCAACCATTGCAGATTGCGCGTCTTGCGAAGTGTTCGGAATGCCCCATTTTGGGGCATGCCAAATGCCCTCCGGTACGCGAGCCTTAGCGCCGCGATTGAGTCTGCCGCGCGCCACCGCACGGCCCCCTCGTTCTGCTACTTCATGCAGGGCGCAATGATTGGCTCGCCCGTCAAGATCGGATACTCGTCCAGCCCGCATCTCAGGCGGAGCTATCTACAACAGACCCTTGGGGTTAGGCTGGAGATTCTAATGCTCCTTCCGGGAGGACGAGCGACAGAGGCGTTCATGCACCATAAGTGCAGCGCGTACAGACTGCACGGCGAGTGGTTCTCGCGCGATGCGATTGCGGTCGGCATCGCCTACGCGGACATCCTATGCCACCCGACCAGCGAACATGCCGTTGCTGCCTTGGCGGCTGAGCACTAGGTCAGCCGAGTCCGGCGTGCGGGTCGTAGTCGGTGACGGCGCGGCGGGCGGTCAGGCTCGCCATCCCACCAGCGAGCGAGGCGGCGGGTTGGTCCGGCCACGCATGGGTCAGGGCCAGCGCGTCGGCCAAGTCCGGCGACCGGCCCAGCCGCTTCTTGATCTGGTCTTTGGATTCCAACATCAGCTTGCCGCTGGGCGCGAAGAAGTACATCGGCTGCGTCAGTTCCGGAATCAACTCGGGGATGTTCGGGAGCGCGCCGTTCGCCTTGATCCAGTCCGCAAGGCGGAACCACATCTCCGAGCGGCGGTTGCCGTATCGCGGGTCGATGGCGGGGTCCGAGAACATGACCGCCCTGGCGCCCTGCCCGGCCGCGAGCAAACCGTCCACCACACCGTGACCCCAATGCCCCGTATCGTCGATAAAGTCCACCTCGGACTCAAACGACCGCTTGGCTTGGAGGACGCGCGCTGTGATGAAGTCGGTCCGTTGCTGGCGGATGATGATGGGCTGGTAGGCGACGGCCCCTTGCCGGGGGAAGATGACCGTTCGGTCGTCCCCGAATCGCGCCACGTCGATGCCCAATCGCTTCTGCGCCCACGCATAGCTGTCGGGGTCCGGGTTCCGGCCCATCGCCGTTCGCACTTCGTCCGGTGTTAGCAGGGTGTTGAGGCCGGTCGGCGGGAACAACCCAAGGATGTGGGCCATGACCCACGGATTCTCGCGCCCGT